CATCCATTTCATCTTCTGGTATGTTTGAATAGGTATCTACTGGCATACCTTCTGGAGGCATCATCATGGAGCCACCTTCATTAAATACTCCACGGCCTTTTAGGACATCTGCCTGAGTAACCTTTCCATCGCCTGTAAGATCTGGAAACTTATCTTCTGCTGTTGATCCTTCTGCTAAAGGTTTTCTTTCAAATCTTTCAGCAGCCTCATTCATCTTACGCTGCATTTCTTCTTGTTCCATCTGCCTTACCATGGCTTCTATTTTATCGGGCGTAGGAGTTATATTACTAGCTTTTAAACGAGCCTCAGCATTTCTTTCTAACTGCATAAGTCTTTGACGCTCATTATTATCTGCTGCGGCTTTTTTAGCTGCTAAAGATGATTCAATTTCTTCTAGATCAACTTTCATATTCTTTCCTTTCTAAAGCCTCATCTACTTGAGCAGGTAAAGTTTCTAGCCTAGCCAGAAAATTCATCTTCCCCTGACTGCGGAACATTTCCTGTTCCGATGTTGCCGCCACCAGTACCTGTAACTCCAAGGTCTTGAGGTTGTTCAGGTATTCCTGCATCGCCTCCCATTTGGCCTTGTCCTTGGTCAGCGGGGCCAGCTTCCGGGCTAGGTGTTTGTCCAGCATTCTGCATTCCTATAATTTGTGCCATCATTGCGGCTTCTTCAGGGTCATTCATTAGCTCATCAGGGTCTAGATCAAGGCTATATGCCAGTTCACTAATAAGTTTGTTCATCTTAATAAATGGTGCTACAGCAGGATTAGCTGCGGTCTGAAGGAACATTGTAAGCCTTTGAGAGCGTACTTCCTTCTGCATCAAACTATTAGTGCCTGTAGCCTTAACTTCTAAATCACCCTCTGTGCCTAGCTTAGACTCTAGGAATTGCATGTTCCATTGAAAGTACGCCTCCCCTAGAGGCTTTAATAAGAAGTCATCAAGATTCTTAATTACAGTCTTAATATTTAGCGAGGCTGCACCAAGTAACATAGACATACCTGAAGCGGTACGTGTCATGCTTTGTACGCCTGTCTGACCGTGACTGTAAGAAGGAATACCTGTCTGTTCATCTGCAAGCTGTCGAAACTTGTCAAACATTTGCATATTTTCATTAGTTGTGTTAGGAAACTTTAATCCGTTGATGGCTGTTCCGGGTACACCCGCTTGTCGCCTAAATACCTTACCGGGATAAATCTCCATGCTTTGACCGCCTACAAGAGCAGTCTCATCCACATCAAAGACTACTGAGCCTGATAGCGCAAGATTATCAATAGCCATACGTGCATGACCATTCATAATCTTTTGCGAGTCATCCATGTTTTCAGCTACACCTATGCCAAAAAAGCTATAGGGATTCTTTTCATAGCTAAACGCATGGTAAGGTATGCGGAAAGGTGTAAAGGGATTTACAACAGCCCTAAGCATTTTACCACCGCATAACCAAGCGTTTATCTGTACTTCATCTAGATCATCAATGTCTTCATCAATCTCCATGCCAACTTGTCGGCAGTACTCAGCGTCCATTACGCCCCAGTACTCAAGAACCTCAAACTGCTGTGAGCCGTATTCATCATTACGATTATCATCTTTTAGCTCTTGTTCGTAATCTTTTTCTACATAGTTAGGCCCTAGCTGAAGGCACTCACGTATAGCTTCTTTGTCAAAGTAAGGCATCTTACCAAGACTACGAAGCTGAGTACGATTCATTCTGTGTCGATGGAATACATATTCTGCTTCATCAATATTTGTTGCGTTGGGGTCTGGGAAAAAGTCCCAGATGCTGACAAACTCCAAGCGAGGCACCCTAACATCAACAGGAGAATAAGTTCTATTATTACCGTCTCCTTTAGTCCATCTGTGGAGTGTTTTGTTGAAGTTGAACGGCCCTTTAACGATTCCTGTGCCGAATAAAGCCGATTCAAATAACGAGTTTCTAATTTCACTAGCGCCGTTTGACTCCTCTATCTGATCGTGAATTATTTTTTCCATACGCCTTGCAGCTTTTTGTGCAGGACTAATTTCAAGAACTTGTGGGTCTGGTGAAGGCCCTTCTTTTAACATTTCCTTTTCTTCTGCTAGTTTGTCAAGTTTAATATCCTCAAACTTACCAGTAGCAAAAGTAGCTCCGGGTTTCAAAACACGCCCATCACCTTCATACCCTATATCGTAAGGATTATCTACAACCGCATCTTGACCTTCATCTTCTGGCGGTGCAGAAGTTTCAAGTCCCGGTTCGATGTGGGCGTGTTCTGAAGTTCCTTCGGGTACTTTAGTTTCACTAATACCAATAGGAAACTTATTAGCCCCGAATACGACATCTACTAATTGACCAAACGCAGCAAGTACTTTAGTCTTTGTAACTTTTACAAAAACTCTAGACTTTTCTGACTCACGGAACCTAATATTTTTACCGTATAATCCACGATAATTATGATAGGCTGCAAGCCATCGCTGCTCATCTAAATCTCTTGCATTTTCAGCAGATATAAATCTATCTTTAATTAAACCTGTAAGATTATTCTGTAGGTTTTCTTCAAGAGTTAAATTTATACCCTGCTCATTTTCTACTTCTTCAAAGTAAAGAGCGTTAGATGTTAAATTAGTTTCAGCCATTATTAGCTAGGAGTTACACCGAGATGCTGAAACTCAACAATAAACGTAGCTGTAGTAGCCGCTGTTGCCAAGTCATTAGCAAGAGGCTTTAGTCGAATATGTAGAGTACGTGCAGCAGAGCTATATAGTGATGCTGATAGCGTCATGGCCTCTGACGTAGCTGGGCCACCACTCATGGTTGAAAAAGCATTAGCTGCTGCTGGAATACCATTAGCAATAATGTAAAGAGGTGTATTAGCTGTAATTGTTACAGCAGAGCCACCATCGTCTGCAATAGCCTTTTCATTAATAATCTGACCACCACCTGCGGCTGTACCCAAATCAAAATCAATATCATCGCCTGATGCACCAGCAGTAACCAAGTTACCATTAGCAATCATAATAAGATTCTTGATTGAAGTGTCAGCAGGTTGAGTAAAGCTAACATCATAAGTAGCGTCTGCTGTCACTGCAATAGTTCCTGTAGTAACAGAAGTAGCTGATGTAATTACATTATCAGCAAGTTCTCTGACATCACCTGTACGGGCTGAATTACGCCCTGTATCTCTAATAGCAACAACTGGATTTGACATTTATGTTCTCCTTTAATATCCAAATTCTGAATCAACTGGTGTATAAGCCTGTTCCATTCTCATGTGTCTAAATTGATTAAATATATCATTAACCTTTGGTCTTGACATAATCAGATAACGCAAGGCATCATAAGCATGGTCAGGTGCGTGGGTATCCACATCTTCAGGGTTAGATTTATCTAACGGTATACTTTGTAGCTCACGTATTAAGTTAGGACAGGTGTTAAATATTTGTATCTTTGGCCTTCCACTTGGTTGAACTCTCAAGTATTCATGTAGTTGAATCTTACCCTGAATTCTATTTTTATCTGCTCTACGCAGCTTGTGACCTCCACGCTGAAGTGTTTCTCCAACTGTAGGGCCTGTTGTACCTGTTCTATTCCACGCTGCTGTATCTAATACGCCTTGGATAGAAAAAGGATCTTCTAGCTCCATATTAGTAATCATTTGAGCTAGATCAACACCTGTAAGTCCTTTACGGTATAGCTCTCTATAAATTATTAATGTGCCATCGCTGGGATCAACACAACCCCAAACACAAGCACTTTCAGAAGCATAACCATAGTCAATACCTTTTATTCTTTCCCAACCTATTGGTATTTCAAAAGGTGTTATAACGTGTGTCATTACATCAAATTCTGTAAAGGCAGCACCCTCTGTAATATCCCAGTTACCTTCTAGAAGTTGCTTACGCTGTACATCTGGTAAAGCATTTAGCATCTGTTCGTATCTACCATCTTTAGCAAGATACGGGTTGTCTTCTAGTCTGGCTGGTATAAAACGTCGTGTCAACCCATCATGGCCTGTAAAGCTCTCATTAGGTTCTGATGGGTTCACATAACGCTTCTTTACCCATGTTGCACCAGCGCCACCGGGGTTAGCTGTACAACGCATATAAGGCGTAATATCAGGGTCTGTAGTACGCAGTCTAGATGATAGGTAGTTCCAAGAAAACTCTGTTGCTAAGTGTGTTATCTCATCAAACCCTATCCAAGAGTATGCTTGACCCTGATACCTGTATACATCTGCATCTCGCTCTAAGAAGCCAAACTCTAGTTTAGCACCACTAGGGAATGTCCAGATCTTTTCTACTTCTCTGAACTTACACCCCGGAAAAGCCTTGGGGTATAATTCCCTAGACTTATCTATAAGCTCCCTCAGTTCAGGCATTGAGCGTCTTAGTATTAACGCCCTGTGAGCAGCCCTGTGAGCGAATCTGAGGGGATCTACGAGCATAGCATAGGACTTACCACCCCCTGCTGCACCACCATACAATACGTCCGTTTCTGGGGCTGCTAAGAAGTCTGTCTGCGGCCCTTCATTCGGTCTGAAAATAACTTTATCTTCTATTACCTTCTTTGTATTAGGAGCTAATAGATCTAACTCATCTTCTGTTAGAACTTTACCAGTATCTGTAGAAGCTTCTAAAGGCTCATCTAATTTAGATTGAACCTTAGTTTGTTGATTAAGTGTAGCCTTTGCAGACTTTAACTTCTTGTCAAGTACTTCTATGCGCTTTTGTTTTTCTTTTACAGAGCGCCTAGCAGCTATCTGAGCCTTTTGTTTCTTACTATAACGGTATTTAGGCGCTTTACCTTGATCCTCTCTTTCTTCCTTAACGTACTTTGAGAGGCTCTGTACCGATATAGAGTAACCTTTAGACTCTACAAATAGTTTACCTTCACGTATAGACTTATACTTTCCAGCAACAATTCCTTCTACTACTTCTTTTAGAACTTTGTACTTTTTTTCATCACGTACAAAAAGCTTATTCTCTACATCAGCGGTGTAACCAAAAGGAGCAACACCCTGTGTACGAGGTTTAGTCTTGGGTAACTTCATACTCGCCTTCTACAACAGTCTTAGCAGGGAGAATGAATAATGATCCACCTTCAGCTTCTACGTTTACCTCAAGCCTATCTTGCTTGCCAAGACCTGTGCGATCCAAAATAGTCTGTGCTGCCTGTAGTTTTACATTAGCTTGTGGCATAGGATCATCAGAATCTAAAACCTGTACAAGCTTTAAAGCAGCTTTGGGTGCAGACTGAGCTAGGATTTGAGAGGCCAGTTCTATTATTTCATTCTTTAAAGATTTTATAACTTGAAAATAGCTACCTTCGGCATATCCTGCTAACTCTGCTGCGTACTTTGGATCACCTCCTGTCTCAACTAGACATTTTAAAAACTTTTCTTGTTTTTCGGTGAGTTCTCTTTCTTTGTTAGTCTGGGGTAAATATGAATTCATGTGGTACAGTATAGGGTCAGATTGAGGGTTTGTCAAGTCTTTTTTAAAATATTTTAAAAATAACTTGACAAATGTGAAATTCGACCCTATACTATAGTAACAGCCGCCGGGGGTGTAAGTATGTATTATATAGATCTTAATATATGTACTTTAAAGCTTTACAGGTGAGCCGCAATATGTGAAGAATTGACAACTTGAAAAGCTTTCAAAATGTATTTTATTTAGTATATATACACACCACCCCCTATGGCATCCTGCCCGCCCTCTCAAGCCTCACAAGCTTTGCAAGCTTCACAAGCCTTTGAAGCCTTCACGCGAAAAACCTAACAAATGTTAGATATTCCTGTAAGGACTCAAAAGCTTTCCAAGTATTCCCAAGGCTTGACAATCTTTCAGCGCGTTTAAAAAGCTTGTAAAGGTTAGTGACTACTCACAAACTTTCAAAGCTTTTCAAAGACTTGGCACGTTTATTGCATACTCGCAAGCTTCACAATCCCCTCACCAAAAAAAATAAAATTTGCGTATAAAGGAAGCACCTAAAAACTTGGCACTGCCTTTGCATGCTTCACAAGCTTTGCACCATTGTGGAGCCTAACAGTTTAAAGGGGCGATCTCCCTAACCTGTTGATTTTATTACGTCCCACCATCGCATAATTCCCACCATGCAAAATGCATACCAATAAAAGTTAATTTTTAACCTGTTGTTTTCATTAGTATTTTTTTAATGAATCACTGTAACAGTGCATAAAATATTACTTTTGCACTTCATTGGTGCGTTTATTAATACCCTGAAAAACTAAGTGCTTGTTTTATAAGGCTTTTAAAACTTGGCACACTAACTGCATTAGTATTTACGTGTTCGACAATTAAACTTTTGAGGGATCAAAACAATGTTAGATAAAAAAGAAGTTCGCAGCATCGCCACCGCAAGCGCAACACTAGATAAGAAGAACGCAACAATAGCAGCGCGATTGTTTGAGGTTCTAAAGCCAGCGATTAATAGCAACGATAAAGCAACGTGGAAGCAAGCCACCAAGGAATTCGCAGAAGCTTTGGGGTTTAAAAGCCTTAACAAGTACACTGAGGAAAAGGGCGGCAGTTTGGCCCAACGTGTTAGCGAGTTTACATGGTCGGTTGAGGGCGTAGAGTATGCGCTAGAATCATATGATGATTACCTACAAGCCAAAGCAGACATGGCAGAGGCTAAGAAAGCCGCAAAAGATGAGCCTAGCGATGGAGACATTGCAGAAGCTTTAGAGGCGACAATGATGCAGCCGACAGAAAAGCTTTTGGCACTGATAAACGCGCTCAAAGCTGCGGCAGCATTGCCAGCAGAAGAACAAGACGCGATTGCGGATGCACTCTCACCATTAGTCAAAGTATAGGGTAATCCCTCACGCCCTAGGCATGGCGCTAAACTGCCTACGCTAGACACTAGCCAATAGCTACCGCATGGTGGTTATTGAGTAGTGCCAAGGCATTACAAGCTTGCCAAGATAGCGGAGGGATCTCCCTTGGCCCGGAGCAAGTGAAATAAAAACCTAACAAATGTTAGAAAATATGAGGGATAGAAAATGTTCAATACAGTTATGTTAGTTGTGTCTGCAATCATCACATCAATTGTTCTGATGTGGTCGGGTATATGTTTGACGTGGGCCTACTACGCTACCGATATGGAAGTGCATGATATGTTTTCTGTTATCGGCCCAATGTTTGTGCTTGTAGGCTTTGCGTCACCATTTGCAATCATTGAAGAGTTGAGGTAAAAACCTAACAAATGTTAGGAAATTTTGAGGGTAAGCGTATGAAAACTATTGTCCACGTAAATCAGCACCACATAAAGGCAAATGCCAAAGGTGCAGAGTTACCAGTGCTGACAGTGAAAGACTACAAGCAGAACCGCAGAGTAAACCGTGCCGACATTGTGGACGATGCTGGTAATGTGGTTGCGTCTGTGGTTTACTCACCAGACAAGCCACTAGCATGTGGCGCGAAGGTATGGATAGAAACACAACTAGAAGTGAAAACCTAACAAATGTTAGAAAATGTGAGGATCTATGAAACTACTAGACACAACAGGCGGTAACGCAAAGCTCAAGAAGAGTGATAGGAGTAGCGAAGAATACAGGCTTGCAGGTTTATCACTCATGCCCGATGACATACTCTGTCCCTATCGGAACGTGGCAGGCTGCGCCAAGTCTTGTTTGGAGTCAGCAGGCATGGGCGTTTTTTCAAACGTGAAGGCTGGGCGACAGCGCAAGACTGACTGGTGGCACAGTGACAGAGAAGGATTCTTGACTAAGCTTCGCAAGGAATTGACCAACTTTGAGAAGCTTTGCGAACGCCAAGGTGTCAAGGCAGCAGTGCGTCTCAATGTATTATCAGACATACCATGGGAGAAACATGGGATACCTCAAGAGTTCCCGAATATATTCTTTTACGATTACACAAAGAATGCGTCAAGGCTGGGCAAGACTCCATCTAACTATGAGTTGATGTATTCGTACAGTAACGAGCCTGCGTACCAAAAGCATGTGGTCAAGGCTCTCAAGGCTGACGTGCCTATGTCGGTTGTGTTCCGTAATGGGATGCCCAAGTACTACAAGGGGCGCAGGGTGATTGATGGCGATGCGTCAGACCTTGTGAACGTCAAGGCTGGCAAGGTGATAGTCGGCTTGGTTGCCAAGGGAAAAGCTAAGAAAGACGAGGGTAACTTTGTTGTTGATAATCTGATCGCAGTAGGGTAAAACCTAACAAATGTTAGAAACTTGGAGGATTTGAGATGAAAGTACTTGTAGCGTGTGAGTCTAGCGGTACAGTCCGTGAAGCTTTCAGGAAACTTGGGCATGAAGTTTGGTCTAATGATCTGTTGTCTGCTGATGATGGTAGCGAGTATCACTTGCAGATGGACTGCGAGGAGGCGATAGGTTGGGACGATTGGGATTTGATTATCATGCACCCACCCTGTACAGCCTTAGCGGTCAGCGGCAACTCTACCTATGCGAAGGGAATGCCTAAGCATGACGAGCGTTTGCGGTCGATTGAGTGGACTACAAAGCTTTATCAGTTGGCTATGATTGCCTGCGACAAAGTGTGTATGGAGAACCCTGTGGGGGTGCTACCATTCAAGCCGACGCAGTATGTACAGCCTTGGATGTTCGGTCATGCTGAGTCTAAAAAGACAGGCTTGTGGTTGCACGGCTTGCCTCCCACCCTCAGAGGATAGGTGGAAGATACGCAGCAAAACTTTCCAAGGTCTGGCAGATGCTATGGCTGCACAGTGGGGTTGATATGAAAAAGTTTAAGGTTGAGATTCAGACAATAGTTACGAACACTTACTATGTTGTTGCAAAAGATTGGGAAGAGGCAGAAGATATTGCCTTCAGTGGGGGTCTACTGCCAGCACACAGTAAGGAATATGAAGGCGGTATAGACAGTGAGGAGGTAGAGGACTATGGACTTGTATGATGATAAGTTTTGGGAGTGGATGGCGCAGTGTCCAGTGGAGCATAACGCTGATCCAGATAACGTAGATATGTACGGTCAGCGGTTAGCAGGTGTTAACTTTTTTGTGGAGGAAGATGATGAGGAGTCCTAAGTATGTGTTCACCCGTATACCTAATGACGAGGCCGGGCGTGAGCTAGTGGAGCGGATGCGTAAGTATCTGAACAGAGATAGGTATAGCCTACGGGTGCGTGGTCAAGGACTTGTTGACGGTGAGAACTGGAGGCGGTATGCTTACGGTCAGCCCTTGGATAAGTCCAAGTATATTAGAATTTATGTAGAGGAAAAAGCTAATGAGCAATAGAACTAAGTTCGGTAAGACTGTGAAGGTGGAGCAGCCATACGCTACATTCACCAATGCACAAGGCTGGGAGTGGCGTGTACTGAAGACATACCAAGCTGCAAAGAAGGAGAAAGATAATCCTTATGCACGATGGTTTGTTGCAGCCAAGTCACCTTTGACGTATGATCGTTGGGAATACGGCGACACATACAGCCGTGAGGTAACACAATACGGAACATTAGATTCCGCAACACAAGAATGGTTAATGGAGTACGGAATATGAATTTTCATAATGTAAAAAGCATCAATGTCGAGCGCGACTTAGAGAATGGCTGGACTACTATTAGGGTCACTAGACATGAAAGTATTGATGTAGATTTTGATGATGAGCAGTCTATCGCTGCTGATTTTGGTATTGATAGGTTCGATATGCATAGCCTTGTTAGTCAGCTTAACAGGAAAGGTACAGTGACAGATGAGATCACCTTCTTTCATGTTGCTGATAAGGACATTGGTATAACTGTGGAGACTAAAGGATGAGTGATGATATATGCTGGGTTGAAGCCCATAAGGGACACCCAGACGCGCCTTGGAACCAGCCAGATGCTGATGATCTGACCTTTGAGTTTGAGGTCAACATGAGCTTTACTGTACGGGCTAGGGACAAGGACGATGCACAGTGGTTGGTAGAGACTTTGATAAAGCCCTCACCAGACTTGATTGACACAGAGATAACAGGAATAATGGAGATCTAAATGATTTATAGAGTAAGAAAATTCAAGACGCGCTATGGCTTTAATGAAGGTCGATGCTACACAGGCATTCACTTTGGCAAAAGGTCATGGTACTTTCCTCACCATGAGCGTGGAGGCTTCTTCTTTATCACAGACAAGAAGGGCCGCACCAGTGTGAGAAGGGCTGCATAGGACTCTCCTGCCACCTGAGTACGTGGATAAACTGCTCACTTTTAATTTGGAGATTGACATGGATAATATAGATATATTTGTAGATCACTTTGTGATTCATTCTGAGAGTCGCTTGGCTCTCATAGTTAATGGCAGTAGGGAGCAATTTGATAGTAGATTGCGTGAACTTGTGCAAACGGAAGTCAAAGATATTTTGACTAACCGAGTTAAAGAGCTTGAGAAGCAGAGGGATAGGCTTCCTTCTGCAAAGCTTGAGAGACGTGATAGGCTCACTGATGCCATCACTACCCTGAAGGATTTGCACGATGATCTGGAATTTTGGGGAGTAGAATATCACGATTATCAAGACCGCCTGAGAGAACAAGCATGAGCGACATATTCTATAAAGCTATCAAGGCTCAAGAAAAGCTTGATGATATTTTTATCAACAAGTACTGGCCTGCTGGTGCTACTGAGCCACCACCTAAAAGGGTATCTGATGCTATCTACTGGAGGTGTCAGGGGTTTAGCTACGCTCAGATAGCGAGGGAGATGGGCATATCGAAGGATACCGTAATAGGTATTTTAAGGCACACATGATGCGTAACATTATAGATCTATGTAATCACATTCTCCTATACACTGATGTGTACTATGAGGGTGAAGAGGTAACAGATGATATTAGAGATGCCGCACTAAATCTGTGCATGAAGTATGGTGATGACTTTTGCGTGGGTTTTATTGAGAACTACTTAGAAGTATCAAAGGAGGAGTACAGTGATAGTTTATAGAACACATCCAAGAACCAATGCTGAAAGGGTTATGGCTATGCCCTTGAGTAAAAAAGAACACGATACATATCTAACATTTGTTAGAACTGGCAAAGGCATGAGGCCACCACAGCTAACACAGGATCAGGTGAGCTTTTTTGAAACGGGCCTTACACACAACGGAGGATAACATGGAACCAGAAGAAGAATACTACTATTACACCGGGGAGCTTGAGGATTTTGAGGAAAGCGTCAGAGAAGAGATGAGGCAGAGAGATATGTCTGAACTTTTTTCTTCTGGAATAGAAAATTTTTACGACACCCCTGAAGATTTGTGATAAAATATTTTTAAGTTTTGAAAGGAGATAATTTAAAATGAGTGCTGTAGACACTAGAATGGAGTTCTGTAGTGAGGTTGATGATTGGTGGTGTCAGTTGTTTGCCTTGCGTATAGGAGCAAGCCCACCTTCAGGTAGGTTAAAGATTAAGTTTATATCTTTTGTTGAAGATCGCTGCTCTGAGGTAGGGTCTTGGAGGATACGTGACGATGATCTTACTTCATTGTTTGTTGAGTTTATTGATGAACTTGGAGATGGCTGATGTTATTTGAGGTAACCTCAGAAGATTTTGAGGCATTTAAGAGATCGAATATTATTGGGATGTTGTACACTAACAAGTCTACATATGATCTAAAGCTTGACTACTACGGCAAAGGCCGACACTGCTTGGAGGTAGAGGATGGTATAGATGCTGATCTTGAATGTGTTGTAGCTGAATTTTTTCTTGACCAAGCACCTCATCCGTGCTAGTCTTTTACACACGCTAACAAAGGAGAAACTTTATGCGTATGATTGATGGTATCCCACAGGTATTAACTGGAGAAGCTTTTTATCCTCATGTAAAAGTGCCTGTCCCTAACTTCAGCGGTGATCGCAATGGGTATGAGATTAACCTAGCGGTATCGGATGAAGTCTATGAGAAATTCATTGCTGCTGGCTTTAATGTCGGTATCAAGGCTGCTGGGCGTTCCAAGTACACTGAAGATCCAGTGATTCATTTCTATCAGTGGGAAGTAAACGGTAAGGGTGAGAAGAACCCTGTGCCTAAGCTTGTTGACACTGACAAGAATGAGATTGATGTGCAGATTGGTAACGGCTCAAAGGTTGCAGTGCAGTGGCGTTCAGCCGTGTACGGCCCTAACAAGCAGTACAAACGCGCAATCCTTGAGAACGTCCAGATTTTGGATCTTGTTGAGTATGGTCAGGGTGCTGCTGGCGAAGCTGCACTAGCATTTTAGAGGATCTATTATGAGTGAAGAAACTAAAGGCTGGACTTTTACAGCCGACGATGGTGGAACCTATGCCGTAGAGAAATTTACGGATCAAATGAAGCTTGCATTCAATCTTTTGCTGGAGACAGACAAAGAGTTGAGAGTGGCACAAAAGACTGCGGCTAAACTTGAAATGGCTCTGAGGGGATTCAATTCCTCTATAGCTAGTCAGTTGACTAAAGAGATGCTGGTGGAGGAGAAGAAGCCAGAGCCATTGGAATCTATGGACTAAACTTAGGGGGCTGCAAGGCCCCTTTCTTTTATGGAGACTTTAATGTCTTTTGTAGATACACATAAGCCCTGCTTAGTCTGTGATAGCAGTGACGGAGTGGGCATCAATGAGGACGGTACTGCCAAGTGCTTTTCTTGTGGAACATTTTATACTTACGAAGGGGGAGAAATGATACAAGCCCCGAAACTTGTAAAAGATAATGTCGCAATAACTGAAGGAGACTTTAATGCTTTGCATGACAGAGGAATATCTCTGACAACCGCAAAGAAATATGGTGTTAGGTCAGTAGTAAATTCAAAAAATGAAGTATCCCGACACTTCTACCCATACTATAATGGGTCTGAAGAGGTTGCATACAAGACTAGGTTTGTTAGTGACAAAGGCTTCACAGCCTCTGGCCCTATCTCAGAGTGTGGCTTGTTCGGACAACACACTGTCGGTGATAAGGGCGGTAAGTACATCACTATTACTGAAGGTGAGTGCGATGCTATGGCAGCTTACGAGTTGTTGGGTTCTAAGTGGCCTGTGGTATCTGTTAAGAATGGAGCGCAGGGTGCAGAGAAGGATGTCAAATCTCAGATAGAATTCCTTGAGAAGTTTGACAGCATCGTGATCTGCTTTGATGCCGACAAGCCCGGACAGGAAGCAGCTAAGAAGGTTGCGCGTCTGCTCAAGCCTAACAAGGCTAAGATTATGGTCATGCCTGATGGTCATAAAGATGCCAATGATATGCTGCGTAAAAATCAGCACGGCTCTTATGTTAATTCTTGGTGGAATGCTAAGACTTATACGCCCAGTGGTGTGATGAATGTCAGTGAGAATAAGGACAAGTATCACAACCGTGTAAAGAAGAAAGCTATTCCTTACCCTTGGGAAGGGCTTAACAAGAAGCTTGAGGGCTTACGCACAGGTGAGTTGGTTCTCGTTGCAGGAGGCACAGGCTTAGGCAAGACTGCTGTTACACGCGAACTAGAACACTGGCTTATAAAGCAGACAGGTGACAACATAGGCATCGTCGCCTTGGAGGAAGACTGGACTCGAACAGTGGATGGTATACTGTCTATTGAGGCCAACGCTAAACTACACATTGATCGCATCAGGGAAGAACACTCAAAGGAAGAACTTGACATTCTTTTTGATGATGTCTTTGTTGATAACGATAACAACGACAGGGTATGGATACACGCACACTTTGGCTCCAATGATATTGATGGCATCTTTTCTAAGCTGCGCTATATGATTGTGGGTTGCGAGTGTAAGTGGGTTGTTATAGATCACCTACACATGATGGTGTCTGCAACCTTGGAAGGCGATGAACGCCGATCCATTGACTCCATTATGACTAGGCTACGAAGCCTCGCAGAGGAGACAGGAGCGGGTCTTATACTGGTTTCTCACCTAAGACGTATAGATGGTAACAAGGGCCATGAAAAGGGCGCAGAGACAGATCTGAGCCATCTCAGGGGCAGTCAATCTATCGCACAGCTATCTGACTGTGTTATAACCTTAGAAAGAAACCAGCAAGCTGATGATCCTGTGGTAGCATCCACTACCCGTGTGCGTATCTTGAAGTCTAGATACACAGGGGATGTCGGGATCGCTACCTATCTACAGTATGACAAGGATACTGGAAGACTCAACGAGGTTGATGATACTGACATAACCTTTGAAGAAGAGACAGGGTTAGCCTTTGAATGAAGATACTATTTGACATAGAAACTGATGGCTTAGATGCCACAAAGATATGGTGTCTAGTAGCACAAGAGGTTGATACAGGAGAGGTCTGGGCGTTTGGGCCTGATGATATTGAGCAGGGAGTAGAGCTTCTTAACAAAGCTTCACAACTCTCAGGGCATAACATCATTGGCTTTGACATACCAGTGCTTGAAGATCTCACCTCATTTAAACTAGGCGAACAGAAACTAATAGATACGCTGGTGCTTTCTCGACTCTTTAACCCAGTACGTGAGGGTGGTCACAGCCTAGCAGTGTGGGGGCAGAAGCTAGGACTTGGCAAGATAGACTTCAAGGAGTTTGATTGTTACAGCCCTGAAATGATGACCTACTGTAAGCGTGATGTTGCCTTGAATGTGAAGGTCTACAAAGACTTGCAACGCGAAGGCGTAGGCTTTGATCCTAGATCTATGGCTTTAGAAACTGATGTGGCTAGTATCCTCAAGGATCAAGAGCGCACAGGCTTTTACTTTGATGAGTACGCAGCGACAATGTTACTCGCTCTAATGCGTGAGAACATGGCTGATAAAGAAGCAGAGGTTGCTAAGGTTTTTAAACCTAAGATGGATGAGCGTATCATCTACCGCAGGGAGAAGAAGTCTGGCGGCTTGTCAAAGACAGGTAGCTGGGACACATTGAATGGGCCGGGAGTCAGGCTTAGAGATGAGGAGTATGAGGAGCTATCTAAACCAGCAGCATTCACAACGACTAGGATAACTCAGGTTGACTTCAACATAGGCTCACGTAAGCAGGTAGGAGAGTACTTGATTGAGTTTGGTTGGAAGCCTACGGAGTTTACTGTTAACGGTAGACCTATTGTGAATGAGAAAACTTTGTCGCTTATAAACGACATACCACAGGCAGAGCTTATAAAAGACTACCTGATGTATCAAAAGCGTGAGGCACAGATTAAGTCTTGGATCAACGCTGTGAAAGAAGACGGTAGAGTACATGGCTATGTAATACCTAACGGTACTATCACAGGCCGCATGACCCACCGTGAACCTAACATGGCACAAGTACCTAGCTCTAACTCACCCTACGGTAAAGAGTGCAGAGCAGTATGGACTGTACCCAAGGGTTACAAGCTGGTAGGTATAGACGCTAGTGGTCTTGAGTTACGAATGCTTGCACACTATATGGAAGATGAGGACTATACAAATGAAATCATTAACGGTGATGTCCACACAGCTAATCAAAGACTTGCGGGACTTGAATCAAGAAATCAGGCTAAGACATTCATCTATGCCCTCCTATACGGAGCAGGAGATGAAAAGCTTGGCAGTGTGGCAGGAGGAGGTAGAGACACTGGTGCAGGACTTAGACAATCTTTCTTCGATAATCTACCATCATTCACTGCTCTTAAAAACAAGGTTGCAAGAGCGTCAACAAGAGGCTACCTCAAGGGGTTAGATGGTCGCAAGCTGTTTGTACGTTCAGAACACTCAGCACTTAACACGCTGCTACAGGGTGCAGGTGCTATTGTTATGAAGCAAGCCTTGGTAATGTTTGACAAGGCTTTATCAGACAATAAGCTAGATGCTAAGTTTGTTTGTAATGTACACGATGAATGGCAGGTAGAGGCTTTGGAAGCACACGCAGAGCGGGTAGGTATGCTGGGTGTTGATGCTATCATAGCCGCAGGTAAACACTTATCACTCAACTGTCCACTAGACGGGGAATACAATGTCGGAAACAACTGGTCAGAAACTCACTGATAGAATAAAGTTAGAAAGTATCTGTAATGATGAAGAGAGCATGGGATTTTATGCATCCTTTGAAGACGGTCTAAGTATACAGTACGAACCCGCAGGAAGACTATCGCACTCTACAAAAAGAACTCTTTGGATAAACGCTGATCCTGCTGAAGTTGATATAGCTTTCTTTGATGGTCAGTTTGAGCAGGGGTTTAACACTCCAAATGAAACAGGAGTCTGGTTGTCTTATGGGAGCAGTAACTTACTATACCATGAAGACGTAGTTAACACCGTCGATGTTTATGAGGCTGATACTTACAATGAAGATGATCATTTAGGATGTCCTACTTGGCCTAACTGTAGAGAAGCGGGGTGTGGTGAATGGTGATGTCAGAAACAACTGGTCGGATACACACTGATGGGTAAGCATCGACAAAGAAAAGACTCTAGCAGAACAGGTGATATAGCTGAGTACTATGCAGTAACTTGGCTTTGGGATAATGGCTATGAAGTTTTTAAGAATTGTGGGTGTACGGGTCAAGTAGATCTAGTGGCTATTAAAGATAATGAGATTTTTAAATTCGATGTTAAATCAAGCTATCTTAGAAGCGATAAACAATACAGATATAGAAAGGCCCAATCCTTAACTAGAAATCAAAAAGAAAATGGTATACATCTTTTAGTTTTTAACCCTGACAAACGCAAATGCCATATAGTTTTAACACCTGAAATGTTTGATGGGAGGCAGCTTGAACTCTTCTAAAGATTTAGACAATTTAGTACCTGACATCTATGATAAATTAAATTGTTTATCTGCTGGAAAACAGCTAGAAATACCTATTGAAATGATAGACGAGTTTGGTGAGCGAATGAAGGATGTAATTCTTCACTGGGCACAGCCGCACAAGCAGTCCAAGGGCTTGCGTATGAGCAACATAGGTAAGCCTGCGCGACAGTTGTGGTATGAGTCACGCAGAGACTTAGATGAACCCTCTACTATGCACCCACACATGCACATTAAGTTCCTGTACGGTCATCTGCTTGAAGAGGTGCTGCTTCTTCTAGTAAAGATGGCTGGGCATGAGGTAACAGATGAGCAGAAAGAAGTAGAAGTTGATGGTATCAAGGGACACATGGACTGTAAGATTGATGGTGAAGTTGTTGATGTAAAGACTGCATCCAATTACGCCTTCAGAAAGTTCTCTGAGGGAACGCTTGCCGTAGATGATCCCTTTGGGTACATGGCTCAGTTAGCAGGCTATGAGGCAGCAGAGGGAACGTCTGAGGGTGGTTTCCTAGCCATCAACAAGGAGTCAGGTGAGCTTGCACTACTAAGGCCGGGGGATCTGTCTAAGCCTAACATTAGTACAAGAATAAAAACACTAAAAGACATGCTCACTATTGACAAACCTCCTTCCCGCTGCTATACTGATGTACCTGACGGTAAAAAAGGTAACATGCGTATAGCCACAGGCTGTAATTATTGTGCCTTCAAGAATGATTGTTGGTCAGACGCTAATGATGGTGCGGGTCTTAGAGCTTTTAAATACTCAAATGGTTTAAAGTACTTCACTAAAGTTGTATCTGAACCTAGAGTAGAGGAGTTAACATGAGTCCTAAGATTTGTAAGCGTATTAGTAGACAGACTGACAAAGTTCTAGTCGAGTGGTTAAAGACTTTGATCCCTGAAGAAGACCACAGTAAGTTAGATACCTCTAACATCTATCAGTATCTTCCTCCTTCAGATTATTTCTACACAAATAAAACCCTTCGCCTTAGCTTCTACAGCCCTAAGTGGGTGCGTAAGAACATTAAGAAGCTTGTTAAGCTTGGTCATGCTGTAGAAGATATTAATATGAATCTACTAGAGCGAGTAGCAAAGCATCAGTACTAAAAAGAAAACTGGCTGGCGCAAGCCTAGAGTACCTAGACCTAAGAAATACTTGAAGCCTGATGGTAGTAAGTATGATTCTATATGGGAAGCTGTGCTGCATGAATCAATCTTAAAAGATTGGGATCATCATTCAGACCATGTTTCATATGTTATTGAGCATAAGTACGAGCCTGACTTCGTTAGAAAGATAGGTAGGAAGAAGATTCTTCTTGAATCTAAAGGTAGATTCTGGGACTTCGCAGAGTACAACAAGTATGTATGGGTAAAAAAGATCTTACCTAAGAACACTGAACTGGTATTCTTGTTCGCTAACCCATCAGCCCCCATGCCGGGAGCCAAGCGTCGTAAGGACGGTACTAAAAGATCACACGGTGAGTGGGCTACAGCTAACGGGTTCAGGTGGTTTAGTGAAGATAGTATCCCTGACAGTTGGATTGATAAGGCTGCAAGGGACACTGAAGAGTTTAGAAGACGTAATGATAAGATTAACTTGGAGATGCAATGAAGAGTATTGATGACGCAACACCAGAAGAGTGGAATAAACTTAATAAAAAGAAATCTTGGGTAGATCATGTAATTGAGCAAGAAGACCAACATAATAATCACCCTGTCTTTGGTGAAAACATACCTGATAACAGCACTAAGTTTGACTCAGTTAGCAAGCCAGCACACTACAACAATGGCAGAATGGAGTGCATTGATGCAATAGAAGGCATGCTTAATCACGATGAATACATAGGTTATCTGCGTGGAAACTCTTTAAAGTACCGATGGCGCTATCGCTACAAAGGTAAACCTATAGAAGACTTGCGTAAAGCAGAGTGGTATGAAGATCGTTTGAAGAATTATTTGTTGAGGCACCCCAGTGAGCAGCTACGATAGAAAAGCAGAACGATCTGCTAGGTTTCATAAAAGAAAACAATCTAAAAACAAAGCTCGTACTAAGGGGTACAGGAAAGAGCAGTTACAGGAAAAGGACGATATAAATGACCTTAAAGATTGGAAGGCAGGATTACTTGGGGATTCAGATTGACTATGATAGAGAAGAACTTCTTGATACTTTTTCTTTAGAGACACTCAAAGACCGTTACTTTTGGGGAGATGAGACACATGCACAAGAAGCCTTCGCAAGAGCGTCCGTCTATGGTGCAACGTATCAAGGCCATACTGACTACAATCTTGCACAGCGACTTTACGGTTACGCAAGCAAGGGCTGGTTCGGTTTTAGCACTCCTATACTTAGCAACGGGGGAACCTCGCGTGGCCTCCCTATTAGCTGTTTTCTCAATTATGTTCCTGATTCAAGGCGCGGCCTCTCTGATCACTATGATGAAAACATATGGCTGGCAAGTGGAGGTGGAGGCTTGGGTGGATATTGGGGTGATGTTAGAAGTAATGGCGTTTCAACTTCTAACGGTAGTCAGTCTACTGGTAGCATCCCTTTCATGCACGTAGTTGACAGTCAGATGCTTGCCTTCAATCAAGGCGTAACAAGGAGAGGTTCTTATGCGGCATACATGGACATCACTCACCCAGAAGTTGAAGAGTTCATCGCTATGCGGAAGACTACTGGCGGTGATCTTAATCGTAAGTGCCTTAACCTACACAACGGAATTACAATAACAGATGACTTCTTAGAAGCTGTAAAAAATGATGAGCAGTGGAGGCTAATAGATCCTAAATCAAAGCAAGCGATAAAGACTTTATCAGCGCGTGATTTATGGTGGCAGTTAATACACACCAGAGCAGAGACAGGTGAGCCATACATTGTTAATCTAGATCGTTGCAACGATGCTTTACCAAAACAGCAAAAAGATTTAGGACTTAAAGTACGTCAGAGTAACTTATGCTCTGAGATCACACTACCTACCAGCGAAGATCGTACAGCGGTGTGCTGTTTATCTAGTGTTAACCTAGAGTATTTTGATGAATGGAAAGAAGACGATGTATTCATCAGTGATCTTATTGCAATGCTTGACAATGTATTAGAACACTTTATTGATAATGCTACAGGTGGAGAACATGCGTGGCACTTTTACGATACCTTTGAGGAGTTTAGTAAAAATGTTAAAGAAGATAAAGAAGGCTTTGCAAAAGCCGCTTATTCAGCATATAGAGAACGGGCGATTGGTCTTGGAGCGATGGGTTTTCATAGTTACCTTCAACGTAATGGAATCCCTTTTGAAGGAATGTACGCCGCCAGCTTCAACAATAGAGCGTTTAAACTTATCAAAGAAAGATCTCAAATTGCTTCCCAAATTTTGGCTAGAAACCGTGGGGAGGCTCCTGACATGGTTGGTAGTATCTGTCGTAATTCCCACCTGCTTGCTATTGCCCCTAATGCTAGTTCTAGTATTATATGTGGTGGAACAAGCCCTTCTATTGAGCCTACGAGGGCTAACGTATTTACGCATAAAACTCTCACTGGATCGTACAAAGTAAAGAACAAATATTTGGAGCAGTTGCTTGAGAAGAAAGGTATTAACAACGAACAAACGTGGAAAGATATTGCTGCTGCTGAAGGCTCTGTTAAAGAACTGG